CAGCAGCAGCAGCAGCAGCAGGAAAGCAAGTTAGAGCTGGTGCCGATGCAGTGCGAATTTCCTTCGTTCCCCGGTGAGCCCAAAGAGGCGAATGTGCACCCCGATGAAGTCGAAAACTGGAAAGCAGCAGGCTGGAAAGTGAAGGAGTAAGCATGCTCATTACTGACCCTGCGTCCCCGGATTTCAACAGCTACGCCAGCGCTGCCGATTTGCAGGCGTTCGCCGCTGCGCGCGGGTATGCAATCCCTGACGATGCGGCAGAGCGCGAAAACCTGCTGGTGCAGGCCATGGATTACCTGGCGGGCATCAACTGGCGCGGCTGCCGGACGAACTCTTCTCAGCCGCAGGCATGGCCACGAAGTGGTGTTAAGGCCGACGGTGTGGAATTGCCTGATTCTGCCATTCCCCGCCAGCTGGTGCAGGCACAATGCCGCCTTGCCATTGAGGCGCAGGAAATTGAGCTGATGCCGTCGTTTGATGCTGGTGGCGAAGTGGTGCAGGAGTCGGTTTCCGGCGCCGTGAGCGTGAGTTATGCGCCGGGCACCAGCCGTAGCGCCGCGTCATTCCCCTGGCTAAGTAATATGCTGCGCGGGCTGGCGGTCAGTTCAGGCCAGGTACGGCTGGTAAGGGGGTAACGTGGCTATCAATTACACCCGCATGAAAGCCACCAGCACGCGCCTGCTCAAAGAGAATGGTGCAGAGTATTCCGTGAAGCGCAAAGGCGGGGTGACGGTATCAGGTGGTATTGAGCACCACGAACCGGATGAAGCGTTTACCGCCGTTGGTGTGCGCACAGATTACAAACCCGGCGAGATTGATGGCACGGTCATCCTTAACGGCGATGTGCGCATCGTGTTCACGGCGGATGCCGGGCTGCGCACCGGCGATATGGTGGATGTGGACGGTAAATGGTACCGCATCGAGAAGCCGAACCCGGTTAAGCCTGGCAATCTGCTGTTGTGCTACCGCGCGCAACTGAGGGCATAGCATGGGCGAGAATAACGCGTTCACGGCGGCCATCACGGCATTTGTCGATAAGGCAAAGGCCAACCAGGAAGCAGTGGTGCGGACTGTCGGTATCAAAATCCTGACGCGGCTGGTGCAGATGTCGCCCGTCGGCAACCCCGAGTTGTGGGCCATCAACCAGACGGCGGTAGCCTATAACAACGCCGTCGCTGAGCATAACCAGGCGCAGATGGCCGACCCGGCAAACCTCACGAAAACCGGGCGGCTCAGGAAAGCTGCGCGGGTAAATGACGGCATGGACGTTAAGGCGCCGCCCGGCTATACCGGCGGGCGCTTTCGCGGCAACTGGCAGGTGTCTTTTGATAACCGCGCCAGCGAGGAAACCGGGCGCATCGACAAAAGCGGCAATATGACGATTGCTGCAGGCGTGGCCGCGCTGTCACTTTTCAAAGTGGGCATGCGCGACATCTTCTTCTGCAATAACGTCCCCTACGCATACCGCCTGGAAATGGGGCACTCGAAACAGGCCCCCGGCGGCATGGTTCGCATCACCGCTGCCGAGTTCCAGCAGTTCTTCAGCGAGGCAGTAAGCGAGGTTAAAAATGATACCGGATATCACAATGGCGCTTGAGGCGAGGCTGGGGGCGTGGGCGGAGGGCGAAGGTGTGACGGTGGCGTGGGACAACATTCAGTTTGAACCACCCACCGATGCCCTCTACCTGATTTCGCATGATATGCCCGCTCGCCCGTACAGTATCGACCTCGCGGGCGAATGCCGGGTTTACCCTGGCGTGTATCAGGTCAGTGTCGTGGCGCCCGCGGGTAGCGGCAAGGCGCAGGCGAGGGCGCTGGCCCACCGGGTTGCCGCGCTGTTCCCGGAAAACGAGGAGATCCCCGGCGACGGCTTCAGCGCCTGGGTGACGTCCTCGCCCGCCATCTATCCCGGCGTACCGGATGGCGTCTCTTTCACCATTCCTGTCAGCATCAACTACCGGGCTGACATCTCAGCCTGAACCCCCCTGCCGGCGCTGCCGGTTTTTTTATCCCTGAATTATGGAGACTCCTCTATGGGCTTCGCATTACCCAATGGCGCCACGGTGTTCGTCGGCTCGAAACTGGCCGCAGCAGTAGCGGTTTCTGCTGTGTCGAATGCCAATGGCGCAGTGTTTACTGTCGCCTCCGGCCACGGCCTCGCTGTCGGTGACGTGGTGCTAGTGTCGAGCGGCTGGAGCCTGATCGATAACCTGGTGGCGCGTGTGACGGCGCAGACTACCACCAGCGTGACGATCGGCGTGATTAACAGCACCGATACCAACTTCTTCCCGGCGGGCTCCGGCGTTGGCTCCCTGCGCAAGGTCACCGAGTGGACCGAAATTCCACAAATCACCGAAGTGGCGCAGTCCGGCGGCGATCAGCAGTACACGCAGATCCAATTCCTCGCCGATGACCGCCAGCGCAACCTGGCAACCTACAAAGCGGCCAAGTCGCAGACCTTTACCATGGCGCATGATTCAACGTTGCCGATTTACGGTGTGCTGTCCGCAGCTGACCGTTCCGGCGATATCCTGCCGCTGCGCATGTATGTGCCAAAGGCGAAGGAAATGCGCTACTGGTCCGGGCAGACTTCTTTCGACCCGCAGCCTACTACCGCCGTGAACAACGTCGAAACAGTCCAACCCGCGTTTGCTATCCAGTCCCGCGATATGACGTTTTACAAAGATACCGTGACTGAAACCCCGTCCGCTTAATACTGAGCCCGGCAACGGGCTTTTCTATCTGCAGAGGAAACTATGGCACCAAAATTTCAGCTTCAGCCCAAACCGACCTTTAAGGCCGATGTCACTATTCCGCGCGCCGGTGAAGAGGACGGAAAACTTACGTTCACCTTCCGCCACAAGCCGATTAAAGAGCTGGCTGCGCTCGAAACGATGGAAGGCAAAACCGCTGTCGATTTCCTGCATGAAATCACCGAAGGCTGGGCGCTGCCGGATGAATTCAGTCGCGATAACCTGGAAACCCTGCTGGATAACTACCCCGGCGCGATGAAGGCGATTGTCAGTACCTACTACCGTGAACTGACGGGGAACCGCGAAAAAAACTGATAGCGGTTGCCTCGGCGTTTTATACGCCTGAACCCTCTACTGAAGATCTGGCCGCTTTCGGCCTGAGTGCTGATGACTACACAGAAGAAGAGCAGACCCATGAAGTCTGGCCCGATGTGTGGGCGGCATTCCTGACCTTTCAGGCCGCCAGTACGCAGTGGCGAACGGGAATGGGCGGCATCACCGGGCTGGATTACAACGTCCTGCCCTGGCTGATGAAACTTCATGGTGTGGAGGATGAGGCAACCGCACTGGCAGATATTCGCATTATGGAAAGCGCGGCGTTAAAAATTGTCCATAAGGGGGCGTAATGTCCGATATTGCAACCATTGCGCTTCGGGTTAATACCTCTGAGCTGGAGCGCGGGAATAAGGCGCTGGACGATTTCCAGCAAACTGCTGCTGGTGCTGCGAACAAGGCTGACGATCTCAACAGCGTTTTCCGTGCTGGCGCGGACAGTCAGAAAAAGAACTCTGACAGCCTGAAACATCAGCAGCAGGAGCTGCAGAATCTGCTCAATAAAATCAGCCCGGTCAATAAGGCGATGGACGAGCTTGAGAAGCTGCAGGCGTCGCTTTCAGGCTTTCGGGGTAAAGGCCTGCTGGGTGATGATGATTATGGTCATTTCAACGCCGTTCTGGAAACGACCCGCAGCAAGCTGTTCCTGGTTATGGAAGCGGAAACCGCCGAGGGACAGGAGCGGCTGAAACTGGCGCAGGATACCCAGCGCGCTACCGCTGCGCAGGAAAGTTTCCTTAAATCCATTACTGACCAGGCTGCGACCTTTCGCGCCAGCAAGGCGGATCTTGCTGAATACCGCGCGGCACAAATGGGAATTGCCGAGCAGGCCGCTCCGGTTATCGCTCAGTTGCGCGAACAGGAACGAGCTGTTCAGCAGGAAGCCATTCAGCGACAAATTGCAGCCAGCCAGTCTCGCATGCTGAAGCAGGCTATAGCGGAGCTGGACGCTGCGCAGCGCGCAGAGGCTGCCGAGCTACAGCGCGCGCAGGCTATCCGGGAAAGTTTCACCCGGACACTTCAGGAGCAGGCTGAGGCCATCGGCAAAACCCGCACAGAACTGCTGGAGCTTAAGGCCGCAGAGCTGGGCGTTTCCGCACAGGCAGCGCCATTTATTGCGAAACTGCGTGAACAGGAAAGCGCCTGGAAAAGCGGTGAAATCAGCGCCGGCCAGTACCAACAGGCGATGCGCCAGTTACCCGGGCAAATTACCGATGTCGTTACTTCATTATCTGCCGGCATGCCTGTCTGGATGGTCGCCATTCAGCAGGGCGGGCAAATTAAAGATTCGTTTGGTGGCGTTGGCAACACCCTGCGCGCGCTGACCAGTCTTATTAACCCGGTGAATGTGGGGCTGGGTCTCCTGGCCGGTACCGCTACGTTGCTGGCAGTGGCTTACTTCAAAGGGTCTGCGGAGAATGAGGAGTTCAACAAACAGCTCATTCTGACCGGCAACTATGCGGGGCAAACCGCCGGGCAATTATCTGCGCTTGCAAAGTCTCTCTCCGGAAATGGCGTCACGCAGTATGCAAGCGCCAGCGTCCTGGCTGAGGTGGTGGGATCCGGTAAGTTTAACGCGGATAAATTAGAGACGGTTACGCGCGCAGCGGTAGCCATGCAGCAGGCAACAGGCCAGGCTGTGTCGGAGACTATCGCTAATTTTAAAAAGCTGTATGACGATCCGACCAAATCTTCTACTGAACTGAACAGCCAGATGCATTATCTGACCGCCTCGCAGTTTGAATACATTTCCGCCCTTGAACGACGGGGTGATAAGGAAGCGGCGGGCCAGGCAGCGGCAGACGCATACAGCAGGGCAGAGCAGCAGCGCAGCCAGCAGATACTGTCGAACCTCGGGCTGGTGGAAAGAGCAGCCAATGCCACCCGTAATGCCTTTAAGGGTATGTGGGATGAGTTGCTGAATATCGGCCGTCCGCAGGCGCCACAGGACATGCTTAAACAGATGGAAAGCCAGCTCGCTTCGCTGGAAAAAAATCTGCTTCCTGAGCGCCAGCGCATGGGGTACGGCTACAGTTACGATACCAGCTCACAGGATCAGGAATACGATAACCGCCGTAAAGCGCAGATAGCCGCGATAGCAAACCTTAAAGCTCAAATTAGCCCACTCCAGCAAATGGTGCAGCAACAGCAGGATTACAATGCGGCACAACAAACCGGCGTCAAAATTAATGAAGATGCGATCGATGCCCAGCAGGTTATTAATCGCTATCTGGACGCTGGCACCACTGCGGCAGAAAAGCGGCGAAAGGCGCAGGACGAGTTAAACAAGGCAATCGCTGATAATGCAAAGGCTGCAAAAGCCGGAACGGCAACGCTATGGACGCCGGAAGATATCGCGAAGGCCCGCGCCGGCATTGAGCAGTTATATAAAGACCCCAAAACTCCCAGAGCAAAAGGGGTAACGGTAGCCGCCGGCGATCGCGCAGAAGACTCTGCTCAGGCCGAGCTGCTGGCGCTGCAGGCGCAGCTGAAAACGCTTCAGGACCATCGCTCAGTCAATGACACGATTAGCCAGCAGCGTAAAGACCTCTACAGCACTGAGTCGAAGTTTGCTGTTCTGGAAGCGGCTGCGCGCACGCGGCAGTTATCGAAACAGGAGCAATCCCTGCTGGCGAGCAAAGAGCAGGTGCTCCAGCTGGCGCGCCAGAAGGCGCTGATTGGAGACCAGATAACTGCTCAGGAACAGCTGAACAAGCGCATGGATACCGCGCAGAAGTATGTCACGCAAATGGCGGAGAAACAGGCCGCACTTGAAACCGGCTCCACCATGAGCGACAGGCTGGCAAGCCGCCAGACGGCGCTTTCCCAGCTTCGCAGCGGCTGGCTGAATTCGGGCGGAAGTCTTGAGGATGCTGGTTATAAGCAGGAGCTGCAGGCCGCTAACGACTACTACGCGGCAGAAGAAAGTCTGCGCAACGACTGGCTGAATGGCGTCCAGAAAGGCTGGGCTGAATATCTGGATTCAGCAACGAACGTTTATGCCTCAATGCAGAACGTGGCTCAGTCAACGCTTGGCGGAATCTCTGACATGCTGACGAATCTTGTCACCACCGGAAAGGCGAGTTTCAAGAGCTTTGCCGCGTCGATGATGAAGATGATTGCTGATGTCATTAACCGTTTGCTGGTGGCCTATGCCGTACAGTCTGCGCTGGGGTGGGTTACTGGCAGTATCGGGGGAGGTGGCGGAAGCACTCCATCAGGCGCCTACACAGCGGCAACTGCAAACGTTGGTTTCGATGGTGGCGGCTTTACCGGTGACGGCGGTAAGTATGAGCCTGCCGGCGTGGTTCATCGCGGCGAGTTTGTTTTCACCAAAGAAGCCACCTCTGCAATCGGCGTTGACAACCTTTATGCCATGATGCGCGGCGCGCACGGATATGCCAGTGGCGGGGTTGTTGGTCGGGCTTCCATGCTTGGACTGAGTGCCAGCGCTGGCGCGTCAAATAATGCACCAGTAATCAATACCACCGTAAACGTTGACGCCAGTGGTAACGCTTCTGCGCAAACAAGCAGTTCGGGCGATGCCATGGGCAGAGCGTTGGCGACAGAAGTCCAGAACGCAGCCACTCAGGTAGTGCAGAAGCACCTGAAAAATGGGGGGCTAATTTATAACTTCGTTAAAGGCCGATAGCCCACTCAGGTGGGCTTTTTTCATGGAGTAAATATGGCAGTCGAAACGTATAAATGGCCCGTCCAGCTCGGTGCCGGTGCCATTGAATATGACCAGACTATCCGGGCCGCTCAGTTCGGTGACGGGTATGAGCAGGTTGCCGATAATGGCATTAACTCCACCGCTATCCAGGTGCCGATGCTGCATGTGGGCAGGGATGCGGAAGTGAATGAGGTGCGTGCCTTTCTGCTGGCGCATACCGTTAAGGCCTTCATCATTACCCCGCCAGGTGAAGAGAAGGGCCTTTATCGCGTCGTCGCTAACTCGGTGCGCAAGAACCAGATAAGCGGCAATGCAGCTGAGTTGAGCTTTACCATCAAGCGCGCATACGGAGTATTTGCATAATGGCCCTAATTGATCAGGCAGCCAAGCTGGCGCCCGGTGGCAGGGTGCGATTAATCGTGGTTGATGCTTCAGAGTTCAGTGGCGGCATTCATCGTTTCCATTACAGCCCGTTTCCCCATACGCCGGAAGAAATCGACGCGGCGAACGGCGACGAAGACAAGCTCGGGCCCAAGCCGATTATCTGGAATGGCGAGGTTTACGAGTTCTGGCCATTCCAGATGTCAGGACTTGAACTCTCCACGGATCAGTCGGCAGAGCCAAAACTCAGCGTTTCGAACCTGGACGGACATATCACGGCGCTGTGCCTGCTGTTCAAGGACATGGTTAACGCCCGGGTCAGCATCATAGACACTTATGCCATTTATCTCGATGCCGTGAACTTCCCGGGCGGCGCGAATCCGACCGCTGATCCGACGATGTTTTCTCTCCAGACGTTCTGGCTTGACACCAAAACAGCTGAAGATGACGAAACTGTGTCCTGGTCGCTCAGCAGCCCGGCAGACCTGCAGGGGCTGGTTATCCCGACCCGGCAGATTACTTCGCTGTGCGAATGGGCAATACGCGGGCAGTACCGCAGCGGCGACGGCTGCACGTACAACGGCGCGGCGTATTTCGATGCGAAGGGCAACCCGGTTGCAGACCCTGCGCTGGACGTATGTGGTGGTTGCCTTAGCGATTGCCGTAAGCGCTTCGGCGCTGGACTGGCTGAGCCTAATACCGCAATTCTCGACTTTGGCGGCTACCCCAGCACGGTTCTGATTTCCCGATAAGGTTTCCTCATGAACAAAACGATAATGGCAGCTATCCGGGCACATGCGCTGGAGGAATCGCCGCGCGAGTGCTGTGGCTTCGTTGTCCAGACTGGCCGGCGGCAGCGCTACGTCCCGGTACCGAACAGCCATGAAAACCCGACTGAGCATTTCCGCATTGATGGCGAACACTGGGCCAATGCTGAGGATGCAGGCACAATAGTCCGCGTAATCCACTCACATCCGGGTGAGGGAGCCCGTCCCATCCCGTCTGACCTCGATCGCCAGCAGTGCAATAACTCTGGTGTGGTCTGGGGCATCTACGCACCGGACTGCGACGAATATGCCGAAATCACACCAGACGCTATTCCGCTGCTGGGTCGTCCGTTTATTCTCGGCTCGCATGACTGCTGGGGCCTGATAATGGACTGGCACGCCACGCAGGGCGTTATGCTGAATGATTTCCGTGTGGATTATCCGTGGTGGGAAAGCCAGTACCCGGACAACCTTTATTTCGATAACTGGGAAAAAGAAGGGTTTATTGAATGCGAACCGGCGCCCGGATGCATGGTTATCATGCAGATCGAATCCGGTAAGTGGAATCACGCAGGGATCATTACCGAGGAAGGCGAACTGCTTCACCACCTGTACGGTCAGCCGTCCTGCATTACACCTTATGCCCGCGGTTACTTCAAAGACCGGACGATGATTTGCGTCCGCCATAAAAACCTGCCCGGAGAGATAAAACCATGGCGCGCTTAACCACTATCCGCCTTTACGGTGCGCTCGGTGCAAGATTCGGGCGTGTTCATAAGCTCGCGGTCCAGACTTCAGCGGAGGCGGTGAAGGCTCTCTGCATCAACTTCGACGGGCTTGAAAGCTATCTGATGAATGCCAAAAAAAATGGCATGGTGTTCGCGGTATTCCGGGGAAAACGCAATATCGGCATGGACGATTACCAGAACCTGGCGGGAGACAGCGACATTCGCATCGCGCCAGTTATGGAAGGGGCGAAAAAGGCTGGCGTATTCCAGACCATACTCGGCGCGGTGATGGTGGTTGCAGGAATAGCGATTTCATATTTTAGTTTAGGCACGCTGTCCACATTTGGCGCAAGCCTCGCTGCTGGTGGTGTAGGAATGATGGCCGGCGGTATTTACCAGATGCTTTCACCTCAACCTAAAGGGCTCCAGAGCCGCGACGATCCCGATAACAAGCCATCCTACGCCTTCGGCGGCGCTGTAAATACCATTGCCATGGGCAACCCGGTGCCAGTCCTTTACGGCGAACGTGAGATTGGCGGCGCTATCATCAGCGCAGGCATTGTCGCCGAAGATATTTAAACGGACGGAGCGGCTGATCTTATAAACGATGAGTGTTAGGATTAATCCGAACATTTGCCGATGGGAGATAGGTTGTGAAAAAGTTTTTATTAGTATTTTTGACAGCATTAACGCTAACTGGGTGTATGAGCACTCCAACGGCGACACAGATTAGTAACGCTTATTACGGAGAACTTCCGCAGTATTATGAAGGTCAGATTAAAGAAACTATTGGTTCATCGCTCAAAGATCCAGATTCTGCCAAATATCAGTTTGGCACTCCTTCTAAAGCATATTTTCAAGGCGGAATAGCGGATAATTTTAAGATGTACTATGGATGGGCTATTCCAGTTCGAGTTAATGCGAAAAACAGCTATGGTGCTTATGTCGGTTATCAACAATACGTGTTCATGTATATCAATGATAACCTTATTGACGCCACCCTGAAGTTCAAGACTGGTTATGCAAAAACCATTTAAATAATAATTTCTTTATCATTGCGGTAGCCTGCATAGAGGTTATTGTAATATCCAAATTATCTAACCCGCTTCGGCGGGTTTTTTTATGGACGCAATATGGCAACGATCACTGGTGCGAAGGGCGGCAGCCAGAAACAGCACACGCCTGTAGAACAGACCGACAGCGCCCAGTCGATGGCGCGCTGCCGTATGCTGCTGGCGCTTGGAGAGGGCGAATTTGCAGGTGGGCTGGATGCCACACGCATATACCTGGACGGCACCCCGCTGGGTAATACCGACGGTACCATGAATTTTGAAAATGTGTCGTGGGACTTCCGCCCGGGTACACAGATGCAGGACCACATAACCGGCTTTCCGGCAGTAGAGAACGAAACCACTATTGGCGTAACCCTGACAAAGGCCACACCCTGGATACGGGCCATCAGCAACACGCATATTGATGCCGTGCTGGTGCGTATCGGTATTGCTGGACTTCAGCAACAGGAAAAAGACGGAGACATTGTCGGCACTACGGTTTCGTATCATATCGACGTGGCCACCGACGGCGGCGCCTACGCCACTGTTATGACTAAAACGGTTACGGAAAAGCTCAGTTCGCTGTATGAGCTGACGCACCGTATCAACCTGCCGAAAGCAAATACCGGCTGGCAAATCCGCGTTGTGCGCGATACTGACGACAGCACCAGCCAGATGCTGCAGAACAAAACGCAGGTGCAGGCCATCACAGAAGTTATTGATGCCCGCCTGCGTTATCCGCACACCGCGCTGCTTTACGTGTCGTTCAACGCCAAATCCTTCGGCAATATCCCGAAGATTTCCTGCAAGCCGAAAGGCCGCATTATCCGCATCCCTTCAAACTACGATCCGATAGCGCGGACCTACAGCGGCTCATGGGACGGTACGTTTAAATGGGGCTGGACGAATAATCCTGCCTGGATCTGGTTCGATGTGCTCACCGAGCCCCGTTTCGGTCTGGGGCGCCGTGTTACGACGGATATGCTCGATAAGTGGGAGCTTTACCGCATCGCCCAGCGCTGCGATCAGCAGGTTCCGGACGGTAAGGGTGGCAGCGGTACCGAGCCGCGTTTCATATTCGACGTGTATATCCAGTCGCAGGCCGACGCCTGGCAGGTGATTAAGGATATAGCTGCTGGCTTCAATGGCATGACGTTCTGGGGCAATAACATGTTCAATGTTATCTCCGACATGCCTGCCGACACATCAAAGCTGCAAATCCTTACCCGCGCATCGGTGGTGGGAAAGCCTACCTATTCCAGCGGCAGCGAGAAGAACCGCTACAGCTCGGCGCTGATTAACTTCAGCGATCCCGATAACCATTATCAGGACCGCACCACGGCGGTGATGTTCCCTGACCTTGTAAGGCAGTTCAAGTTTAAACAGACGCAACTCACGGCCATCGGCTGCACGCGTGAGAGCGAGGCGCAGCGCCGCGGCGGATGGGCGGTGTATTCCAACTATCTGGATCGTATCGTCACCCTGCAGACCGGGCTTGATGGCTTTGCTTATGTACCGGGCACGGTATTCGCCTTTGCTGACGAGCGTGTGTCGGGGCGGGTGTATGGCGGGCGCATTACCGGCTATGAGGCCTCAATCCGGGCTGTAACCACTGACCGCGGCACCAGCGCCGTTCCGGGTGACACGGTGATGATCCGCACGCAGGGCGGCACTGTGGAGAGTCGCACGATACAGGCGGTGAACGGCACGCAGCTGGTTGTGGCAACGCCATTTACTACCGCGCCGGCGCCGGATGCAGTATTCGTTATCGATGCCGGACAGCTGCGCCTGCAGTATTTCCGCGTGACTAACCTCACGTTCAACGATGAGGAAAACACGTTCACCATTACCGCCGCTGAATATAACGCGTCGAAATACGATGCGGTGGATAACAACGCTCGCCTGGAGACGCCGCCGGTCAGCCTGATCCCCACCGGGTTGGTGGCGCAGCCGGGCAACGTGTCTGTGACAAGTTACGATTCCGTTCGACAGGGGCAGCGCATCGCCACGCTGGTGGCAACATGGGACGCGCCGTTGGATAAAAACGGTAAGCCACAGGCGGATGTTGTCGCCTATCAGGCGCAATGGAAGCGCGGCGATAACGAATGGATAAACCTGCCTCAGACTGGTCTGCGCAACGTTGAAGTGGCGGGCATTTTTGAGGGGGATTACCTGGTGAGGGTGCGCGCCATTAATTCCGGCGGCGCATCCAGTCTGTGGGGTACATCCATGCTGACACACCTGACAGGCCGACAGGGTGAAGTTCCTAAGCCGGTGGGGTTGTCCGCGACGGAAGATGTCGTGTTCGGCATAAATGTAACATGGGCTTTTCCGGCGGACAGCGGAGATACGCTGAGCACTGAACTCCAGTACAGCGTTACTTCAGACGGCGCCAGTCCAATGCTGTTAGCCGATGTCCCTTATCCTCAGAAGTTCTACCAGCAGATGGGCCTCAAGGCGGGGCAAATATTCTGGTACCGGGCAAGACTCGTTGACCGCATTGGTAATCAGTCAGAGTGGACAGAATGGGTGCGCGGGCAGGCCAGCATTGATGTCTCGGACGTAACCGAAGCTATTCTCGAAGAAATGCAGCAAACCGACCTGCTGAAGGACATGATCCAGAGTGCGGTCGATACAAGCGAAAAAATTTCCGGGATGGCACAGGACATTCAGCAGAATGCTGAAGATCTGGAGCAGCAGGCGCAGCAGATCAAGGAAAATGCCGACGGGCTGTCAGCGGCAGAAACCAAAATCGATGAAATGCGCGTGAGCATCGACGGGATGAGCAGCGGCGTTAAGAACTCTGCCATTGCCATTATCCAGGGCAACCTTGCGCAGGTGGCGAGTCGTCGCAGCCAGACGGTGAAGAACATCAATACCAGTGCCAGTATCGACAGGGTTGATAATACCCTTGCCGATGCAAGCAAAGCGGTAGCACAGGCTTTGGTAACGCTCGACGCAGCGGCTGGCGGCAATGTGTCCAACGCCACCAACCTGACGGAAACACTGGCCGACTTCACCCAGGCATCCGCTTCGAAAATTAACTCCCTGACTGTCACAGTAAACGGTTATTCCGCCTCCATTGCCACCAGTGCCCAGGCGGTAGCTGACATCAACGGCAATCTGAATGCGATGTACAGTATTAAAGTAGGCGTGGACTCAAACGGCAGGCAATACGCTGCTGGCATGGGGGTAGGAGTACAAAACACACCTTCTGGCATGCAGTCGCAGGTGATATTTCTGGCGGACCGTTTCGCTGTAATGAGCCAGGCGGGCGCGGCGGTAACGCTGCCCTTTGTCATTCAGAACGGGCAGACGTTTATCAGTCAGGCGTTAATCGGAAAGGGCTGGATACAGAACGCCATGATAGGGGACTACATCCAGTCAAATAACTATGTTGCCGGCTCAGTTGGATGGCGTCTTGATAAGAACGGGACGTTTGAGCGTAATGCCGCCAATGGCGCAGGAAGAACGGTTGATAACGGCGTTCTGCGACTGGTTTACGACGCTAACGGAACACTCAGGGTTCGTGACGGACTCTGGTAAGGGGGGCTATGCCGTGCGGTTTACAGTGCTGGGACGCGAGCGGAAAGCTGATAGTGGACATCGGCGACTACAACACGCGTTATCTCGGAAGAACAACCATCACCATGGCGGACAATGTAAATGTCGTTGCCGGCAGTTTTGCGGGGCTGACAGCAGTTGGCAGCTTTGTTGTTGTCGTATCTGCAACAAGCTCTGTCTATTATACTCCCGCCAATTTTGCCGCCCGAGCCTATGATGGAGGGTTCCGCATTTTTAAACTATCGAGTTATACGCCTTCTGTAACTCTTATTCTGGATATGTATGCATTTTTATGAGTGGATACCAGGTATGGAATGATAAGGGTGCCCTTGTAATCGATTCGGATTTCAAAGGCACTTATTATTACGATAATCGTCTTTATTCCGGAATAAGCGATGTCGGGTTTTACAATATATCCTGTCAGTTGGGAAACTCTGCTGATATGGGTTTTGCTGGTGGCAGCGCCCCACTGGACGACGGCCTCCGCTGGTTTAAACCTAATAATAACGCAAAGATGTTTTTTACCGGGCCAGACTGGATGACGGCAAACGCCGGTTCAATGGCAAGAACCCGAAACGATGTCCCGGTTGAGAGCGGTTATCGTGATATTTTTAATGCTGCCGGGCAGCTGGTGTGGTCTGCCGTTATGGCCGCTAAAATCCCCCGTATTCTGGGGTTCTTTGATGTGCCTGCAGGCTTCGATCTCGATAATGCAGTTTATTCCCAGAATATCGGCACCAACAGCTGGATACTGGTAAGCGCCGTGCCTGGTGGGAATATTTCAGATGATGGTACCGTTACAGGCTTTTCCGGCCCGTTTTTCAGGTTCGTGGATGGCGTGCTTCAGTGCCAGTGGGTTAATCAGAACCAGCAAACGTGGGCTAATACACTCAAACCCTACGGGATGCGGATACCTTACGGCATCCTTTCAAACCTCACGTAGAACATGAACCCTGAGCGCTCCATATCCCGAAATAAATAACCCGCCGGACAGCGGGTTTTTTATTTCAGAAATGCGCACATTCGACTGGTGAAGAATGGTTTATTTATACCGGCGTTCTTGAGGGCTGAGTGGCAAGCATGTTTTGACCTACACCTCTCACCGGGTCAAAGCGATACGTAACTTTAAACTGCCCCTGCATCCTGAAGCATATATTCCACGCTCTCCGGTTCAAATGGCGGGAAAATATTCCATTGCTTGAATCTGATATTACCGAAACCTCTTTGGTATCGCAGTCAATTAAAGCTGTTACCTCTCCACCCAGAGACATTCTTGAGGCTTCAACAGGGTAGTCCATCATGTAATTAGCGGGTTTTCCGGACGTTGCACAGGCAGAAGTTGCCAAAGCAATAACCAGAGTTATGGCTTTTGTCAGTTTCACTTAAATACCTTCTGATTTTTATTTTATGCCTGCCGATTATATCAGCGGGATGGAGAAATAATATGATTTACAGCACGGGAACAATTTCTTTAAACGGCAATGTGGCTACCGGAAATGGTAGTAACTGGACAGATTCAGCAGCGCAGGTTCGCGCAGGCCAGACGCTCATTATTCTTTCTTCGCCTGTGCAGATTTTTCAAATTTCCGCAGTAAATAGCGCAACCCAACTTACGGTTACTCCTGCAGCATCGCTGGCGGTCAGCGGGCAGAAATATGGCATTCTGGTAAGCGACGCAATGACGGTTGACGGCCTTGCACAGAGCATGTCGCAGCTGATTCAGGAATACGATGAGAATATCGGTGCGTGGGAAACGTTCGCGCTAACCTCGGCGGCGCAGGATATCACGGTGACTATCAACGGTCAGCAGGTCACCATTCCTTCTGTCGGAAAGCTGAAAAGCGATATTGGAAAAAAAGCAGCGGCTGGAGAAAATAATGACATAACCAGTCTTTCAGGTCTGAAAACCGCGCTTTCGGTTGGGCAGGGAGGAACGGGTGGAAAAGATGCACAAACGGCCCGAAACAATCTTGAACTGGGAGGAGATAGTGCGCCTACCTTTTCAGGATTGTCATTAAAAACTTCCACATCGGCTTCTGGGATTCTGTATCAAGAATTTGCAATAGGTACCACTAAATTTCGCAGTCGATCTTATACCGAAAGGCGTAGCGATGGTTCGAATTTCTGGACCTGGGCGCTGGCTAACCGCAACAATACCGAGACCTATTTCAGCTTCAGGGATGATGGCCAACTTATGCTTTCAAGATGTATGAACCTTGGGGCACCAGTAGCTACGGACTGGAGTACTCTTCTCAATAACGCTAACGCCCCTGGTTTGTTCTTTGAAGCGCGGCAGGATAATGGAGGAGCTTCGGCTCTGGGTTCACTAAATTTTAGCTATCTTCATAGCGGAGGTTATAAATTAACAACAGCCCTCGCTATGGTGGGACGTGGTACAAGTCAGTGGGCTTCCACTGTAATGGTTCAGGGCGGCGATGGGGGATCTGCTGCTACAAGATATTGGGTTTTTGATCCTGTATCGGGAGATTTATCCAATTCAGGTGGGGGCGGTTGGGGCGGG